TATCTAAGTCTACATTCTGTGCGCCACCACTGTCACCAGAGAAGTCAAGGTCTTGTGCAGTTACCTGTGCATCTACGTAAGTCTTAATAGCTTTAGCAGATGCCAGTGTAGTATCTGTAGCAGCTACGCTAGACAGGTCAGTATCAAGAACACCAGACTTGAGGTTGTCTACTTCTATGTTAGATACAGTGTTATTGTCTACGTCAATAGTTTTATTTGTAAGAGACTGTGACCCTGTAAGAGTTGCTACGGTGCTATCAATAGCAAAAGTAACAGCATTGCCAGAACCAGCAGTATCAATACCTGTGCCACCTGTAAGCGTAAAAGTCTCGCTGTCAAGGTCGATAGATAAAGTTCCACCTGAGTCTGCTTGGAAGTCGAGGTCTTGCGCGGTAACTTGGGCATCTACATAAGCCTTAATTGATTGCTGAGTGGCGAGTTTAGTCGCACTATTCGATGCCATATCATCTTCGTCTTTGATGCCTGTAACGGTAGCACCGTCACCTGCAATGTTTAGACTTGTGTTGGCTACAACTGTTGTACCTGTGACTGCTGCTGCAGATGCCCCACCAATCACTGCACCGTCTACTGTACCACCGTTAATGTCAGCAGTGTCAGCTACAAGTGCGTCAATGTTTGCTGTACCATCAAGATACAGGTCTTTAAATTCTTTACCAGATGCACCTAAGTCAATATCGTTATCTGTAGTAGGTTCAATCACACCGTCCTTAATAACAAACTGTTCAGTGCTTGTGCCACCTACATCAATAGATACTTCTACTTGGTTATTAGTATCGTCTACTACGACTTTGTTCTTTGGAGTAACAACGCCGGGGTCTCCAATCAATCCGATTACTGGACCTTCTGCCGCAGTACCGTCATGCTTGTGACCAGATGTATTTGAAAATGCTGCTAGTAATTGGTTGTACTCGTCATTACTGTCGGCTGCATTAATAATGTCACCGTCAGCATAACTGGATTGTCTAGTATAACCTGCCATTAATTATCTCCTTGCATCAGCTTGGAACTCTAGCTGAAATCCTTTAAGTGAATATGGTGCTGATGTGCCTCTATCGTTAACCCGCAGTGCTACAGCAAATCCACTGCCTTCAATCGGTTGTCTTACCAATGGGTTAGATTGTCCACCGTATGTTGCAACGCCGTATGTAGATGTACCATAGATAGCTACCGATGAAGATGTATCAAATGGATACGCTGCTGGTCTTGCCACATTTGGTGACTCATAGTCGTATCGTACAAACAAGTCAGCGTTAACTGCCGCTTCTGGTGCATAGTTAATGATAACACGTTCAAAGGTCTTACGTAGTCCTGCATCGCCCATAGTCAAATCAGGGGAACGGTACTTGCCTGTTACTACATTACCGTCAAAGTCATCGCCTTGTTCTTGCCGATACACGTAACCATCAAAGTCTCCGTGTACTACAATAGTGTCACCTGCTACTACAATGTTGTCTGTGCTACTTGGCCTGATACCTTTAATATCTGCAAACTCGTAGCTATCACCTTTACGTACACAAATAACACCAGTAGTGGTAGAACGTGGTGTAGCATTATTACTAAAGAAGATGCGATACTGTGTTTTATCAGGAATAATTACACTATCAAATTCATCTACGTCAGACAGTCCTTCAAAGCGTTCTTGTACTGCACGACTGATTGTACCAAGTTCTACGTCACCAATTCTCTCTGTACCAGCAACAGTACGCAGTCCATCTGGACCTAAGAAAATAATATCACCTGCAAATTCTTGGATGGTAAATCCGTTAAGGCAACCAATCTCTCTAGTTACAGGTTGAAGTTGGAAGTCTGCAATGGTATTTCCAACCAGCTTAAAGATACGTTCTTCACAGAAGATATATAGTGCATCACGAAACGGAAACAGTCCTGTAATATCACTATCTACTTTTATAGAACCAGCACCATTAGCTGTACTAAAATCTGTATCTGTGTAAGGTGCAGTAAATACTAACTCTTGTGGAGTAGAAGACATACCAGCAAAGAATAGTGCGTTTTTGAATCCTGTTACAAATTTAGGGTCTGTAGGTGCGCCTGTAGTATTAATATCTGTTACAGTAGTATTGTCATACTTAGATGCGCGATTAGCACCATCAGCCCATACAATAAAATCTGTGCCAGCTAGATTATATCTAAAGAACGTATAGCGTTCTGCACCTGTTCTACCTGAGTCTATCTCAGTCCAAGAACCACTACCTGTTGCAGCCTTATGTATCTTACGTCCACGTGCAGCTAGAATACTACCCTTGAAGTATGCTGACATAAGTACAGACTCACTGGCAGATTGGTCTTGTGGAACAATGTTAGAGTTCCACTTGTTATAACCTGAGATACGTCTGTACCCACCAGTAGTGGCAGGTTCAAAGTTTTCTAGTTCAAGTGCCATCCCCGGCTGCATTGCAAAGGTTGATTGGTCGAGAACTAGACCACCTTGACATGCAAACACAAAAGGATTAAGGCCAGATTCATCTGCCATTTAAAACCTCTAAAATCCACCCGCGCCAGCACCATACCTTTGTGAGTAGGGAATATATGTAGACCTAACGTAGTCAGCACGATTGAGAAGAATAGTCTGCATTTGTTTAATACCATCTTCAAAACGTGCAAAGTTAATTCCATACTGTTGTGCCTCTCCACGATACTGATATGAGTATGCGGTAGCACCATCTACAATCACTTGTCTGAATTGCTCTGGAATGGTAGGTACATCACCATGCGCTGACAAAGCTGTAGGTTTTTGGAAGTATTCATATTTTAGTTCATAGGCTTTATCTGGGTATGGATATAAGCCATAGTTATTATCCGGTGTACGAAATACATAGATAGGAACTGCGCCTACATCTGATGTAGTTTCTTGGTCAATATATTTTTGTGTATATTCTTTGTAGTCTAAAATACGTAAAGTAATTCCTGACACACCCAAAGTGTCGTCCTTGCTAATTCTAAATGTATCATAGTCTATGGACTGTGTATCAGCAGGAATAGTGTAGCGAGTTTGCCCAGCTACTAATGTCTGTGTTTGTGTTGAATGTGTAAAAGGCCAACCAAACTCTCGCTGGTTGACATAGTTGATAGCATCATTGACTGCATTCTTACACTGTACTTGAAAGCCACGTGCTGACCCGAAGTTAGAAGAAGTTAAAGCCACTTCATTCATACGAGCAATGACTTCATTAGTAATGTCTAGGTAAGTGTATGCCATTGTGCATCCTTATAATAAAATGGAAGTAAAGGGGCAAGTTGCCCTGCCCCAATACTATGTTAGTTAGATAACGTCACGTGCCACTTCTTGAGCAGTCAAGTCACCTTCATCATTGCAATCCATGATGACAGCCCAGATACGGAGTTTACCCGTAGTAACTGCGCCACCTGACAGGGTAACAAGTTTGAGGTCGATGTTGTCATCAGCAACAGCCATCCGTGGAGAATAGGCTGCTGGGTTCTGTGCTACAACACCTGCTGCAGAAGTTCCGTCAAAACCGTCAACGAAATCTTCGGCTGCAATCATGCCAAGGTCTACAGTAAGAGTAGAACCGTCAGAGGCAGTATCGACTTCAATACCTGCATTCATCACCATCATGCCTTTTTTAACAGCAATTACTGGAATGACATCGCCAGCGGCAAGTGCGCCACCTTTGTCAGACAGTGCTGTTGCAAAGTCAAATGTGGTCTGAACCATGTATGGATTACGCCCACGCTGCGAGTTGCCACGTGCGGCTTGGAGAGTGTTATCACCTAGTGCCATAATCTATTCTCCTTAAACCAAGCAGTATTTGGCGTTAACAAGTGCTTCAGGACGAAGAATCTTGCGGCCATACAGATGCATACCACGGACAATATCAGCGAAGCTGTCCGGGTCGCGGTAAGTCTCAGTCTTGTTGATTTGGTCAGCAGTAGCAACGGCTGATGAATGACCACCAACAATCACACCAAAGTTATTAGCATTGGTTCCACCAGTAGTAGAAGGACCAGTACCAACTTTAGGCAGGTTGTTAGAAACATGAACTTTAAAGCCATGCAGGTTATTCAGAATCAAACCATTCTGTAGACCAGAACCACCAAAGTCTGAATCAAACAGACGTGAGTCTTCGTCTTTCAGCAGTTCAACAAAAACTGGGTCAACAACCAACCAACGTCCCTGAGAGTCTACGTTTTGCAGGTCAAGTTGACGAGCCATACGTGCAATCACGGTAAGTGGGTTAGCTACACCAGCAGTTGTAGGAACAGCTTCTGATGCGCGAGGCTTCAGACCGACACAGTTAGCAGCATTACCTGCGTTGAAGTCGGATGCATTCAGCTTCATGCTTGACAGCAGTTCATCAGAACCAGCAGTTGTAACTGACTTAGTACCGTTAACAGTAGTGTTAACAGTGTCAGGTGTGCCACTGATTGCAGACTGCTTAAAGCCTGACAGGTAGCCAAGAACATCTTGGTCAAACTGGTCAGCTAGGCGGTATGCTGCACGGTTGCTTGAGAGAGACTCAAAGTTTACGTGCGAATGTGCTTCTTCAATGTCGTCAACTTTGAATGCAAAGTAGTTTGCTTTGTCAACGGTCAGTGTGAAGTCTTCATCGTCAAGGTCTTGCGGTGTGATTGTAGTACCACGTTCGTATGCCTTAACAGTGATTTCGGGTTCTTTAATGATTTTAACTGAATCACCAAAGTTTGCGATTTCACCAAAGTAGTCGTTATTCGTAATTGCGTCACAAACAGCGGCCTTGCGGAATGCAAGCTGCACCTGTTTGGAGTAAATTACGGGGCTAAAATTGCCATTCGGCAAGTTGTTATAACCCGGTGCGCTTGGGAAAGCCATAATCCATCTCCTATTGTTTTGGATTGTACAGATGCAAACAATACAATTCTTGGCAGAGGCTGTCTAACGTAGGGTGTATCTTGTACAAGAGTTGCAACTAATGTACTCAATAGGCCATGTTATTCAGGTAATCTTGAAGATTTTTGTCGTTTGCGGATTGACAATGTAAACAAGTAGCTAACCTGTTTACATCATACATGACTATAGTTATACTTATAAATAACTACTTGTCAACTCTTTTTTATCGTGCAGAGCCAGATAAATCGTAGATAAATTTGCCACTACGGATAGCATCCATGATTTCATCAGAACGCTTTTCGTATTCATGTGCTGACATTTTATCTACATCTGATTCTTTAAGGTACGTAGACGCTTCATTAGTCTGCGGCTTGCTTCGTTTATTTTTCGCCGAAACTGCTTCTGCTGCACCCTTATTGCTCTTGCTCTTAGTTTCTTTGCCAATACCTCTATCTGCTTTGTAGAGGTCAATTGCTCTTGCTGCTGAACGTGCGTCATTATCATTCTCGTACAGTGCGTCCTGTACCCACTTAGGTTGTTCTTCTGCCCATTGGTGAAAGTCATCGCTATCACGAATGTCATCAAAGTCTGGATGCATCTGCATTAGTGCTGCTTCTGCTTTTTCTTTCGTAGCTGAGTTATGCATCTCATCAATTGCTTTCAAGCGTTCTTCAAGAGCAGTTGATTGCTCACGTGCTTTCTTCATTGCAATTGTTTCAACGATAGCTGCTACATCAGGATACTCTTTTGCCCACTCTTCAATGTCCTCATCAGACTTAGGCAACTTCATTTCTTTCTTAGTAGCACTTTCCAGTTGACTTTTAAGCGCAGCTAGTTCAGTCTTAAATTCTTCTGCCTGTTTTTGTTGATGTCGGCGTAGGTCAGAATAACGCTTCTTAAATGTTTTCTCTTCTGCGCTAGTAGGTTCAGCTTCTACTTCCTCTACTTCTTCTTCACTGTCACGTGCCTTCATCAGTTCTTCTAGTTCTTCCTCATCACGCTTTACTCGTTCTTCTTGCGTGTAAGGTTTATTCACAAATGCTGCCTTTGGTGTTGACTGCATTTCTTCTGCCATGATTGTATCGTTCATTGTATTCTCCTTGTTGGGGCCACCGTAGCCACACTGTCGGGCGTGGGGAGTGAGTAGCCAACGAATTGTGGATTATTTTTTAGAAGCTAGTCCACCACGCTTCATCTTCTTTTTAGCTTTAGGTTTTGGTTTAGATACTAAACCGCCTGTTGCATGACTAAGACCAGTATCAAAATCACTGATGTTACCACTTCCTTTACTTCCATCAGGCTGGCTGTGACCCGGCTCATCACCTCCCGGCTCATACTGAGCAAGTTCTGCTGCACTTTGTTGCGCTAGTGCATCCATTACAGCCTGTTGTTTTTGTTCTTCTGCTGCCTTTTCTTCTGCAGTTCTTGCCGCAATTTTAGCTTGTGCTTCCGCTACTATTTTAGCAGACCTTTCTTCTGCTGCTTTTCTAGCTGCTTCTTTTTCCGCTGCTTCTTTTCTTGCTTGTGCAGATTTTTTCAAATCATCAAATATAGTTTTTACTTCTGGTGAATTTACACCACCTTCTGCACCTGCAATGGTATTTTTAAGTGCATTGTATTCATCTCCTTTAAGTGTAAATTTACCATCTTCGTTTTGAAAAGTTACAGTAGCATCTTTAGGTATGTCTTTATCTGTTGCTAGTCCAAACACACCCTTCATAATACCTGCAGTACCCGATAACCCGCCCATACCATCAAATGATATACCATATTTTTCACCAGCTACACTTAAACGTCCACCACCCGGACCATATTTTTCTTCTTCTTTCATAGCGTGGTCGGCATCACCGCCATCTTCACGTACAGTAGTAGTCTGTGGTGTTGTAGGCGTAGTTGTCACTTCTTCTGTCTCAGTAGCCTCTGGGTCTACAAATGTGTAGCCTTCTGGGATTGGGCTAATAGGCTGACCATTACGGAATGGCACATTGATAATATTACCTGCTTCGTTCTTGTATTGACGCAATTCATCGTATGTGCCAAATGCGTCATCACCAATAGTCTGCTGGAATGTAGGCACCTCAGATGGCTTATATGCTGTCATTGTAGGCACTGCGGCTTGCACTGGTTGTACAGGTTGTACGTATTGCTGTGATGCAGCTTGCTGTGGTACTGCTGCTACGCCCGTTGTTGGTGCTGCAGCTTGTTGATACCCACTAATACCCATCTGCTCTTGTTGCTGAGTAGGCTGTACAAAACCACCTACCTGCATTTCTAATTCTTTATTATCCTCTATTTCGTCTTCCATGTCAAGGTCATCAATATCAAAAGGTAAATCATCTGGCATAGTAGCTTCATCACTATTGCCCATCTGACCCATCTCATCCATCATTTTCAAGCCCATCTTAGCTTCTTGACGAATACGCATCAAGTTGCCTAGACCAATGTAACGTACTACGTCAGCAGGGAATACAAACTCACCTTCACTAAGCTGTGCAGGAATGTCATCACGTACTTCTTCTTGTGTAGAACCGGGCGGCACGTCATTACCAGACACGGGGTCTACTGTGCCGCCTTCGTCCTTGAGTCCACCGTCCTCAAACATTTCCATTTGTTTAGGCATACCACCTTCT